GGACGTTTGATCTTCCAATATGCATCTTTCAATAATAGCCGTAGCCTTCATTTCTTCCTTGCTGCTTGGCCTGTTGTTGGTATTTGGTTTGCTGCTTTGGGCGTTTCGACCATGGCTTTCAATCTTAATGGTTTCAACTTTAACCAATCTCTTGTATCGTCTGACGGGAAAGTGATCAACACTTGGGCTGATATCCTTAATCGAGCTGGTCTTGGTTTTGAGGTAATGCACGAGCGTAATGCTCATAACTTCCCACTTGACCTTGCAACTGCTGAAGTAACTCCTGTTGCTCTGGTAGCCCCGGTGATTGGCTGATGGCTAAACCTGGACTGTACGCTAACATTCATGCTAAGCGTATGCGCATCGCTTCTGGTAGTGGTGAGAAGATGAGGAAGCCTGGCTCAAGTGGGGCTCCTACAGCAGCACAATTTAAGAAAGCAGCCAGGACTGCTAAAAAGAAATAACGGACTGGAGGCACCTCAGAGTAGGACCTCCTTTTCTTTGACTATTGGCCGGTTACGACCGACACCCTTTAGTCATGACAGTCTGGAGAGACAGACAACAATAACAGATTAAACAAATTCTAAGCGCTTAGAGAGACTACACACAACAACTCTCTCTTTACTATTGTGGCTAACGTAACTCAATCCGTACTGGGTACGCTTAATAAAGCTGTTGCCAGTACCGCAGGCTCTTATGCATACGATACCAAGTATGCAACTTACCTTAAACTGTTCTCGGGAGAGATGTTTAAGGCTTATGAATCGGCCACTATGGCCAAAGGAACTGTGCAAAGCCGTACTCTTAAGAACGGCAAAGCTATGCAGTTCATCTTCACCGGTCGTATGCAAGCTGCATACCACACCCCTGGCACCCCTATCCTTGGTAGTGGTGATCCTCCGGTGGCAGAGAAGACCATCGTCTGTGACGACCTTCTGATCAGCTCTGCTTTCGTGTATGATCTCGATGAGACTCTTGCTCATTATTCTCTGCGTAGCGAGATCGCTAAGAAGATCGGTCACGCTCTTGCTGAGTCCTATGATAAGAAGATCTTCCGTCAGATCGCTAAGGCTGCTCGTGAAGCTCACCCCATCACTGCCGCTCCTGGCCCTGAGCCCGGCGGTAGCGTGATCCAATTGGGTGTGCAGAAGGAGTATGATGCACAAGCTCTGGTGGATGGCTTCTTTGAAGCTGCTGCTATCATGGATGAAAAGAATCTTCCTAAGCAAGGTCGCATGGCTGTGCTGTCCCCGCGTCAGTACTATGCACTGGTGTCTCAAGTTGATACCAACATCCTGAACCGTGACTATGGTAACTCCCAAGGTAACCTGAACAGCGGTGAAGGTCTCTATGAGATCGCTGGTATCCCCATTAAGCGTTCCAACAACCTGCCCTTCCTGGCTGGTACTGTGGGTCGTGTGTCTGGTGAGAACAATGATTACGGCGGTGACTTCAGCACCCACTGTGGTCTCATCTACCATAAGGATGCTGCTGGTGTTGTGGAAGCAATGGCTCCCTCCGTGCAGACCACTTCTGGTGATGTGTCCGTGATGTACCAAGGTGACCTGATCGTGGGTCGTCTTGCTATGGGTTGTGGCACTCTGAACCCCGCTGCTGCTATTGAGCTGCAGTCGGCTCGTTCCTGATAAGTGAGGTACTGAGTAATGTCTATTGCTCCTGGCTCTTCGCGTGTTGTAACCATTGGTGGTGCATCTGCCGCACCTAATGCACCTAATGGTAAACTTTTTAGCTCGACAAATACTGTCAAAAGCTTCACTCTTAACCCCACCACTCCTTTGGAGTATGGTCGTGCTTTGAGTGGTGCTGGTGAACTTTCTCGGGCCTCCTCTGCTAGCTCTATTGCTGGCAATACTGCTGCAACTTAATTTTCAGGAACTAACAAATGTCTATCACTCTTAATGGTAACTTCGGTGCCGTATATCAGCCTGACCAATTCGTTGTTAGTGCTGTTGTAGACGCCGACCAAACTGTTACCAATAGTGCAACCCTGGTAAATATTCCCCAGTTGGTAATACCTATTGGTATCAACGAGCGCGTTATTTTCCGTGCTGTTCTTTTCTATACCAGTACTGCTACTGGCGACGTTAAGTATCGCGTTGATGTCCCTGCTAGCCCGACTTTGTATCGTCTGGCCACTGAAAACGTGGCTGATGATGTGGCTGCTCCTGTGACTTCTGTGATCACTGCCGAAGCTGATAGCACTGCTCTTCTGGCTTCTGGTACAAATGGTGTTATTCGTGTGACTGGTGTGCTCCAGAACGGTTCTACCGCTGGCAACGTTATCTTCCAGTTTGCACAGAACACTGCTACTGCTAGCCAGTCGGCAATCATTCGTGCTGGTTCTTTCTGTGAATATCGGAACTTCTGATCATGGCAAACCCTACTGTTAATGCTGGTGGTAACGGTGTAGCTGGTACTGTAAACTTCGCTACCCGCACTATCACTGGTGCATATGGCAACCTCCTGAACGATAACGGTAACCTGGCTGTCTCTGACAACCATGCTGTTCGTCGTTCCGTTGCTAAGACCCATCGCACAGCTGGAGTCTTCTCTGGTGTGTTCTCGGAGACCCAAGGTCTTCGTACTGCATACGCTGGTGTTGAGGCCGATTCTCCGGCTCTTGACGCTACTCGTACTGCTGCCTAATTTAATACGGGGATCCCTTCACTGGGGTCCCTTTTTTTAATTCTTTTATAACGTCATCGTTATGCCGTATACCAATAACGCTCAGGCTGAGCTACAAGCTGTTAATGAAATTCTGGCGTCTATTGGTCAGGCGCCTGTTACCACCATTGAGGCACAGACCGTCACGTATGAAGATGGTTCTACTGTCGAAGCTGTAATCAACCCGGAAGTTGCAATTGCATATGAGACCTTAATGCAAGTCTCTCGGGAGGTGCAGGCAGAGGGTTGGACATTTAACCGAGAGGCTGAGTATCCACTCACTCCAGACTCTAGTGGCTACCTAACACTAACTGGTAGTATGCTACAGATTGACCTAAGTGATATATTTGAAAACAGTGACTATGATACTGTTGTTAGAAACGGCAGACTGTACGATAGGGTAGGACATACTGATGTATGGGATACAACTAAAACTTATAAGGCTGATGTTGTCTGGTATTATGACTTCATTGACCTACCACAAGTCTTTAAAGATTATATCACATCACGAGCAGCAACACGTTGTGCTATTAGGCTAGTGGGTGATGTGAACTTAACTCAAACATTAGCTTCATTTGAGACATGGCGTAGAGCTAATGTAATGGAATATGAATGCAATGAAGGTGATTACACTATGTTTGGTTTCAAACAAGGTGATGGATTTTACAATAGCTATAAACCATTCAAGGCACTTGCACGATGACTTCAGTTTCTCAACGTATACCTAACTTCATTGGTGGTGTTTCCCAGCAGGCTGATGAGAAGATGCTGTTGGGTCAAGTCAAAGATGCTCTTAACTGCTACCCTGATATTACTCTTGGTATGCTCAAAAGACCTGGTGGTAAGTTCCTTGGTAAGTTAGCTGGACTTGCTGCTAATGCAACTCCTGATAATGGAGATACACATGCATGGTTCAGTATCTTTCGTGATAACCAAGAGAAGTATATTGCTAACATCTCCTCTGCTGGTGTTCCTAAGGTATGGAACCTATTGACTGGAGCTGCTGCTACTGTGTCGTATCCAGCTGGTAAGCAGGTATCTATTGAAAGCTATCTTGCTGCTGCTGATTACCGTAGCATCAAAACTCTCACAATCAACGATTTTACTTATATTGTCAACAGTGAAAAACAAGTAACTGCTAAAGCTGCTCCTACATGGAACGCAAAAAGGCAGGCTACTGTTATCATTACTGGTGTTGAACATGGTACGCTGTACAGGGTAACCATTAATGGCACCAATTATGATTACACATCACCATCTGCAGGTGGCGGTAACTTAAGGATTGGTGATGTTACTGCTGGTATCTTTGCTGCTATTACTAATAACTTTAATACTAAAACTATCATTGATAACACACTATACCTTACCTTCACAACTGATACCAATGTATCTGGTTATGCTGGTGTTACTGGTAAGGACCTTCGTGTATTCCAAGATTCAGTTGATACATTTTCTAGGTTACCTGAACAGGCCTTTCCTGGACAAGTTGTAAGAATCAACAATACATCAGCTGATAAAGATGACTTCTATCTGAAGTACATTGAACCCAATGGTATTGCAAGTACCTACAGTCAAACTGGCACTACAGTAACAGTAACAACGCCCACACCACATGGCCTTACAACTAACAACTTAGTTAATGTTGTCATCACAAGTGGTACTGGTGTAAGTGGTAACTACAAGGTTACTGTAACAAGTACTACTGCATTTACCTACACTGCAGCTAGTCAAACAACTAGTGGCAATGCTAATATATTTACTGCCGCTTCTGCTGGGTACTGGGAAGAAACTATTGCTCCTAATGTGAGCACTGGGTTCAATGAAAACACAATGCCAGTTGCCTTGATTCGCACAGGAACTAGTCCCCTTACATTCAGGGCTACCTTTCTGGATGGATCAGAGACGATTAACAGCTTACCACTTATTTGGGAACCTAGACTTGTTGGTGATGAGGAGTCCAATAGTCAACCTACCTTTGTTAATAACACAATTCAAGATATCTTCCTATATAACAATAGGCTTGGTTTCCTAACTGAAGACAATGTCTCCATGTCCCAAGCTGGTGACTACTATAACTTTTATAATAAATCAGCTACCACACAAACAGCAGCTGATCCAATTGACTTGAGTTGTGCTAGTATTAAACCAGCTATTGTACGTTCAGTTGTACCTATTACTCAAGGTCTATTGCTGTTTAGTGATAGTCAGCAGTTCCTTATGGAAGCTGAGAATGGAGCTTGGACACCTGCTAACGTAACCATTAGTACTATTGCTAACTACGAATGTGATAGGTACATTAAACCAGCTGACTTAGGCTCTACTGTACTTTATGTCAGTCGTAACCAAAGCTGGACTAGAGCGTTTGAGATCTTTACCAGAGGACAACGTGAATCCCCTACTGTTACTGAAACGACTAAGATCGTCCCTGAGTGGATGCCACAAGGAATCACAGATGCCGTAGGTAGTGCCCAGAATGGCCTGTGGGTGGCCTCTAGTAGAACGTCTAAGTATATGTATATGCATAGGTTCTATGAGCAAGGTGATGAGCGTCCTATGGCTGCATGGGTACGTTGGTTGATGCCATCTAATGTGATCCACATAGCTATCCAAAGTGATGTACTTTATGTCCTTACTAGTGATGCTCAAAAGGGTTACATTGTAAGTCAGTATAAGCTAGTACTAGCACCCAGCACAGGTGGACTTGTTAATAGTCTTGGTAACCAGATAGATCCTAATCTTGATACATGGTGTGAAGTAACTGATGCAGCTATGGTATCACCAGTACCACCTACTGCTCCTAGTTATAGCAACACTACAGTTGTAACAAAGGTCTACCTACCCACATATTTCAACACCACTAAAACTATCAGATTTGTTGTAGGTCTTATTAAACCAGGTGGTACCGGCGTTCAATCTGGTTATACAAATGTAGCAAACATACTTACTGATGGTGGTGGTGCTTACTTTAACATCCCTGGTGATGTAACTGGTAATTTTATCTATGTTGGTTATGAGTACAACATGGAACTAACACTACCAAGGTACTACTACTCACTCGGTCAACAAGGTGTAGACTTCACAGCTATTACTACAACATCACGTATGGCATTCTACACAGGTCTTGGTGGTGCTATCTATTTCAGTGTTAAAGATCGCAGTAGACCTGAATGGTTTAGTATTAGTGGAGCACAGATTGCTGACTTCTACCAAGCTAATACAGCACCATTCCGTGATACCTTTGTTTATAAAGTACCCATTTATCAAAGGCCTGATAACTATACGATGAAAGTAACATCTAATACTCCATTCCCTGTTAGTCTTGTGTCTATGCAATGGGAAGGACAATACTCACCTGGTTTCTATAGGAGGACCTGATGGATCTAGTTAGTCTTGGTATTGCAGGCGTTAGCTCTATCCTTGGTGGCATAGGTGGTCAAGCAGATACTAATGCACAGAATAGAGCTATTGAAGCTCAATACAAACAAAACCTTCAGTCATGGCAATACGGTAAACAACGCATTAAAGCTGATTGGAGGCATAGTAATAAGCAATGGCGTCTTAATCAAAAGAATGAAGAGACGCTAGGTGCTTATAAAGATGCTACTAACCTTCAGAACTGGCAGCAAGAACTAAGGATTCAAGACTTTGAATATGCTTCTCAGATGAAGCAATACGCTAAGTCTGAGCAGATCTTTAAGCAACAGCTTACCTTTAACCAAATGGCACAAGCTGCTGCCAATGAAGCTGAATACCGTAAGCTAGAAGATTCTATGAAGGAACTTGCCTTCCAGAATCAAGATATCGTTATTCGTGCTCTACAGTCTGAAGGAGCTGCTGCTGTTAAAGGTCAACAAGGTAGGAGTGCAGAGAAAGCAGAACAAGCTGAGTTTGCTGCATTAGGTCGTAACCAAGCAATCCTTGCTGAATCGTTACTTAGTGCTAAGGCTGATACTGGAGCTGCTCTTCGTAAGATTGCTAACGATAGATTCGGTGCTGATCTTGCAGCAGAAGCTAGCCGTATGCTTCAACCTGATCGTCTTCCTGCACCACCCAAGCCTCTCACTACACCACGTGCTGAATTCCTTCAACCACGTAAACCTAAGAAATATGACTTCGGTCCAAGACCTATTAAAGGTGCTATGGCATCTTCTGCTGGTTCATGGATTGGAGCTGCTGGTAGCCTAGCAAGTAGTGCAGCAAGTATTTATGCTGCTGGTAAATAAAATCATTTAAAAAATGGATCAAGTAAGTTACAGAGGGTACGCCCGGAGTATAGGTTTCGATCCTATTAAAGCACCGACGGAAGGTCTTGCTAGAATGCAAGAACGAGATAGCCGTATCATACGTGGTATGGAAGAAAACCGTAGGGCTGTTAAGGAGGTAAGAGACGAGTATGGTGCTGGACTTGAACGTAAGCTCAGCATTGAAGCTAGAGATCGTGATCAAAATTATCAATGGGAATCAAAGCTAGCTGATAACCGTCAAAAGGCTATCAATGTAAATGCCCAAACTCTCATTCAAAATGAACTACAACAAGGTAAGAACACTACTGCTGCTTTAGAAAGCCTTGCTAAATTCAGTACTACTATTGCTGATGGTATTACTGAGTACCGTAAGCAAAAGGATGAAGCTGATAAGATCCAAGGTGCATACCTTGTAGCATCTGGTCAGATCTCTCAAGAGGAGATCAGAAATACTCTTATCGCCAAGACTTTACTTAAGTCATCTGGACAAGCTACTAATGAGATCGTTGGTGGTCTACAGCAACGTAATGCTAACCCCTATCTTGTTAGTAACCTTGCAGCCAGTAACAAGGCACTTCATGTTGGTATGATGGAAGCCTATGCTAGGCAAACCCTTAGTGGTTATACTGCATGGGCACAAACTAAACTAGATGAACAAGGTCTTAATACAGCTGAACAAAGGTTAGCTGCTGCCCCTCAGTTGCTCGGTGACTTCCTTAAGGAGAATGGTCTACTGGATGTCAATCCAAAGGCCATCATGGAGCCCCTACAGCGTGCTAATCAAGCCTACAGTGGTCTTGTAGAAGCTGCTAGGAAGTCTGATATCCGTAATAAGTCTGATGATATCAGGTCTCAAGCAAAGCGATTACTGGTAGAGAATCCTACTGGTGAGTCCTTTATGGAAGCATTCAATATGATTGCTACCACATACGCTGATGATGGAGCTACTCCACTTGGTCGTAGGGGCGCTAGAGATGAACTGATTAAGCTTACTTCTGATACTACACTGTTCTCTGATCAACAGGTAGAGCAGATTTGGTCTAATGCTATGACCGATCAGGGTAGCATGAAAGATCGCTTTAGTAGTGAGTATGATCAACTCCTTACTGATCGTCAGAAGGATAAGGAAGCTGAGTTCCAAATCATTGATGCTCAAGAACGTAGAGAGAATAAAAGGCAAGAAGAACAACTACTTGATTGGATCAAGAACAATAACCCTAATGAAGAAACTCTCACTTCTATCATCAAAGAAGCCAAGACAAAAGGAATTGCCACTGATCGTATTCAAGCTTATCTTGCATTTACTACTGAGCAACAGAATGCTGACTTCTGGACGAAACAGTTTAGAGAACAGTACGAACTAGGTACACTTACTGCTGATGATGTAGATCAACCTAATGTGCCACTTGAGGTACGTGAGACATGGAGAACACGTGCTCAGCAGTTAGATCAAAAGCGTTCTGATTCTGGTATTTCATCAGAGACCATTAAAGCTGAACTGACTGATGCTCTTAAGCAAAACTTGATTGGTGATAGTACTAATCGTAGTGCTCACTATAGCTTACGTGGTGCATCTGATTATGCGCTAAAGTTGTACAATAAGTCGTTCCAACGGTACGCTAAAACCATGGAACCAGCTACTGCTGCTGCTAAAGCAAGACTTGATGTACTGACTGCTATTGAAGGTAAGAAGGGAGCATTTGCTGTTATCTCTTCCTCTCAAGCTAAGGCAGGTCAAACACAAGCATTCTATGCTGCGTTTACTCCTGGTAAGCATCCCGGTGCTCCTACTGCTATTAATGTAATTAACTCTTCTGAGGTAATTAAGAAGGTAAGAGCTAACAGTAATGTGGTTAACACAGAAGTACTGGCTAGCCCTGCACTGCTTAAGGATATTAACAATCGTATCACTTCTGGTAAGCCTATCTCTATCCCACAAATCTACACTGATTTGTCTAGGGCTCTACCTGGTATGTCGCCTACTCAGATCCTTAATGCACAACTTAAAGCAGCAGGTCTTAGTACTCAAGTGCAACCTGGTTTTAGGGATCAACTCAACCAAATCAATGACCCTGCATTACGTCGTATCTTAGATCAACCACTTACTCAAGATCGTCTTAACACTACTATCATTGGCAGTGGTAATGCACCTGCTACTGTACGTACAGGTAACAATGGATTCACTGATGTGATGTCTCTTGGTAATGCAGCTGGCTTTAAGTTCCCACAGGTAATGGCTGCTATGTGGGCACTAGAAAGTGGCTGGGGTAACTACCACAGTGGTAAGAACAATGTCTTTGGTATTAAGGGTGCTGGTAGCTCTGTATCCACTGAAGAGGTTGTTAACGGTCAAAGGATTCGAGTTAATGCTAGCTTTAAGGACTATGCATCACCGTTAGAGTCTGCTAAGGACTATGTTAATTTGATGAATAACTCACGGTATGCACAGGGTCTAGCACAAGCTAAGACACCACGTCAAGCTGTTGAAGCTATTGCTGCTGGTGGTTATGCTACTGATCCCCAGTACACCTCAAAGGTCGTTAAGATCATGCAAGGTATGGGTGTTAATGTAGATCAACCTTACACTCCTGCTCCTCCTGCTCGTAACCAAGCATTCATGCGTCCTACATTGGCTTACATCACAGATAACATTGGGCCTACTTCTACTGGCCCACACCTAGATGTGAAGCAACAGGATAACCCTAATACACCTGTTAATGAGTTCGCCAAGGAGTTTGCTGTTAAAGCACTTGATAACTTTGTTGTCGTTGATGATCCACAATTTGGACGTGTACCATTGAGCAGAGTACCTGTTACTGATACTTTTGCTGGACATATGGCACGTGGTTCACATGGTATTGATTACGGTACTGCTAAAGGATCTAAAGTATATCTACAGAATGGTGCCCGTATTGTTTCTAAATCTCGCACAGAACATGGTGATAAGTTGGTTATTCAATTGCCGGATGGACGGCGTTTCAGTTTCTTACATGGTAAATCAGTATGACACAAAGCCCCTACGTTGATGAAGAAGAACTGAAGCGCCTAGAAGCTGAAGCGTTGGCTGAAGAGCAAGCGTTACAGCAGGCTGCTCCAGCTTATAATCCAAAGAATGCTCCTGAGACAATGTATCGGGAGGCTACACCAGCACAGAATAAAGCTGCTGGTAATGTACAACCTGTTAAAGGTGCTACTAATCAAGCACAAGCACAACTAAAGCCTGGGTTTCTTGAAGGTATCAAGCAGCAATTAACAGCACCATATCAAAAGGGTAGTGGTACAGGTTTTATCTATGGTGGTGATAAACCTGGTGCTACTCTTGCTGAAGATGTAGGCCAGTATGCCCAACGTACACTGGAAGGTATTGGTGCTGCTGGTATGGGCATCATTGACTTTGGTATGGATGCAGTTGGTCGTATTCCAGGTGCTGAGTGGATTGATGATGCATGGGATGCTAAAACAAAGTATAAGAACCCTGCCTTTCAAAAGGTAAGGGAGGTATCTTCTATCCTTGTTCCTAGTATTGGTGTTGGTGCTGGGTCACGTGTTGCTACTGCTGGTATGGCTGGTGGTCCTGTAGCACGTGGTCTTGCTGCACTTGGTATTAACGTTGCGGGTGATGTAGCTGTTAATGCTATCAGTGACCAGTCTGAAGGTGAAACAATCTCTACTGTTGTAAAGGAAGCTGCACCATGGCTGCCTGTACCTGATGCACTTGTTGTTAAGGATACTGACTCTCCTGAGGTACGTCGTCAACGTAACATCTATGAATCAGGTGCTATTAGTATTGTTGGTGATATCATTGGCTATTCAGCTTCTGCTGGTCGTTCAGTGATGGATTGGTTCAAGCCTAATGATGCTACTGCACAAGCTTATAAGTCATCAGAGGCTATGGTCAATGCTGATGCTGCCACTGCTACCAGGTTGTCTGAGATTGATACACAACGTGTTCAACTACAAGAAGAACTGACTCAACTATCTTCTGTTGCTCCACTTGATGAGGCACAGATGATTGAACAGAGTGTACGTATTGGTGACCTTGAAGCACAACTAAAGGGGTTGGATGGTGAAGCAAAGAAGCTATCCTCACAGTACCTCAACACAGGTGCATCAGAACTCACTGATAGCCCCCTAGAATCGTTTGTAGAGCGTCAACAGATCAGTAGAGATCTACAAGTAGATGAGGTTGGTAAGGGGCGTATTCTAGACGATCCTGAAGGGGCTGGTGGTGTTGATCCTATGATCACTCCTAACATGTTCCCAGAGGGTTCTACTGCTGCTCTTAGTGTACCTCCTGGTAATGTAGCCAGGAATATGGCTGATACTACTGCCATTAAGATGGGTACAAGTAGCGGTACTCCTGCACCTATCCTGTCAGAGAGGGCTTACCATGACCTTAGTAAAGGTAATGTTGTCTCTCGTAACATCATTGAAAATCTAGCAGAAGCTACTAGGGAGACTGGTAACTTTGATGCAATGGTAGAGGGCTTTAGATACACTAAAGCACAGATGAGTGATGCAGCGTGGAAGATCTACAACGACATCATTGGTACAGATAAGGTATCTGACCTCAAGACACTGTTCCTTGATAACCGTGATGTAAAGACTTTACTTGATGGTCGTAAGATTAAGTACGTTAATGATGTCCAAGCAGAAGCCATTGGTTATGCTATGCGTGAGTTGACTGATAAGTACATCGGTCAAGTTGTTACTGAGACATCAGCTCGTGCTATGGATACAGTAGGACGTGAAATAGCAGATATCGCTGAGGGTTATAAGGCATTCCCTGAGACTGCTGATCTTAGCCGTACTACTGAGATGATTGGTGATCGTCTTGCATTCCTTATGGAAGAGTACGCTCTCAATAAGTACATTGCAGGTTGGGCACTTAAGAACCAAGATCGTTGGCAGAAGTTCTTACAGGAAACACCCGATAAAGAAGTAGCACTTAAGCAACTGACTGAACAGTTTAACCTTAAGGTACAAGAGAAGAATGCTCAGGCACAGAGTTATCGAGAGATGATTCGTACCATCGCTCGTGATCGTCCTGATGCTGCTCAACCTTTGATTGATGCATTCGCACTAACCAAGGGTGATGTAGATACACTTGATAAGTTGATGAAGTGGAGTGCTAAGCAACTTAGCCCTACTGGTCTACTAAAGAGTGGTGATGAAGGTCTTAATGCCTTTGCACAAGGTGTGTGGGCAGTGCGTTATAATAACGTATTGTCTGGTATCTCAGCACTTAAAGCTATTACTGGTAACACTATCTCCCTTTCACTGCGTACTAGTAATGCCTTTATTGGTACTGGTATCGGTGCATTGATGGGTCGTAATACTGTAGATGATCTACGTAAGGCTACCTATGTCTATGGTTCATTCCTACAGACTAACAAGCGTGCCCTTGGTGATTCATGGGATACCTTTAAGCGTACCTGGAATAACGGTAAGTGGGGTAATGATGCTACTACTGACTTCCGTGAATTAGCACGTGAGGATCTTGTCACTGACTATAACCCTAACCTTTGGGATACTCTTGCTGATATGGAGCAAGTGTGGGAAAAGGATGGTAACTGGGGTCGTCTCTTTCAGTATAGATCTGCTAGGTTCCTGTATGACCTTGGTAACTGGCGTTGGTTTAAGTACGGTACTAATGCAATGATTAGTGCTGATGCCTTTGTACAGACTACTGTAGCATCCCAGATGGCTCGTGCTAGGGCTTGGGATGAAGTATTCGGTATTGGTTACAAGGGATCTGAACTAGCACAACAGCTAGCCAAGGCTGAGAAGATTGCTTATAGCGAATCATTTGATGCTATGGGTAACCTCACTGATGCAGCTGCTAAAAATGCTACTGGTGAGATTGCACTTAACTTGGATGATGAGACTGCTACGTGGTTGACTCGTGGTGTTAATAGACTGCCTATCCTGAAGCCATTCTTCATGTTCCCCAAGACTGGTGTTAATGGTGTTAAGATGGCTATGTCGTACACACCTATCGCTACCCTACCTGGTATGAATAGGTACTCTAAAGTACTGTGGGCTGGTGATGACATCGATAAGATCAAAGATGCATTGATGGAGCACGGTATCGCTTATGATGGTGTGCCTAATGGTATGGCAATCTTTAAGGGTCTTGAGGCTGAGTATCGTGGTCGTGTAGCATTTGGTGCATTAACTGCAACATCCATGCTTAATTACGCTCTTGGTGGTAATATTCGTGGCAATGGTCCTGTTAATCCTGGTGAGCGTAAAAAGCTCAGGGATAACTTTGGATGGCAACCTAAGACCATTAACGTTGCTGGTAACTGGGTTAGCTATGCTGGTTATGAACCTCTTGATACCATCCTTACTCTTGTAGGTGACCTTGCTTTTTACTCACGTGATATTGGCTCTACCCTTACTGAGTCATTTGTAGATAAGCTTGCTTGGACTATCTCTGCTACCTTTGTTAATAAGTCTTGGACTGCTGGTCTTGAACCTGTTGTAGCTGTTGCCAATGGTGATGAGACTGCAATCTCTAGGTTCCTTGCTAATGAAGCACGATCTGCTATCCCATTGTCAGGTGCTCTTGGTGTTGTCTCTAACGCTATCACAAGCTCCCAGAAGGACATCTACAAGGATATGATTGGTTATGTAGCAAACAAGGTACCAGGCTTCTCCAGTCAGCTTCCAGAGCAGATTGATATCTACACTGGTCAACCACTTAATGACATCGATAATCCTGTACTGCGTGCTATTAACGCTATTAGCCCAGTTAAGATCAGTGAAGGTACTGAGCCTTGGAGGCAGTGGCTTATTGATACTGGTTGGGATGGTGTACAGATGATTCGTAAGGATAGTACTGGTAACCATGAGTACACACCACAGGAACGTGAGACTTTGTATCGGTACATCGGTGAGCAACAACTGTGGAAGGAGTTTGATAAACTCAGTAAGAACAAGAAGTACAACGATCAATTAGATCGTATTCGTGCTATGCGTGTTCAAGGTCGTCCTTCTGAAGAGATTCAAGCAGCTCAAAGTGAAGTGTATTCTGTAATGAATGATATCATGTCTCAAGCTCAGAAAGCAGCTGAACTGCGTATGCAGCAAGAGAATGAACCGATGTGGCGTTCTATTCAAGAATCACTGATCAATAAAAATATGATGAGGCAAGGTCGCATTGATGATGCTGCAAGAGCAGCTGATCGACGTAAAGCTGAAATAGAACGACTAAATCAAATGTATCGATAACCCTAGAGATGGCAATTACAGAAAATACATTTAATGGTAATGGGTCTAATCTAGGTCCATTTACCTTCACCTTTTCATGGTTAGAGTCTACAGACATTAAGGTTTCAGTTGATGGTGTACTGAAAACAGCTGGCACTCATTATAACCTACAAGCTCTCAATTACACCACTAGGTCAGGTGGGCAAGTGCTATTTACTGCTGGTAATGCTCCAGCTGTTGGTACTGACAACATCCGTATCTATAGAGAAACTGATGATACTGCTCTATCCGCTACCTTCCTGTCTGGTTCTGCTATTAGAGCACAAGATCTGAATGAAAACTTTCTACAGTCTCTCTATATAGCACAGGAAACACAGAACTTTGCTGAGAATACTGATGCGTCTACCATCGCTACTACTGCCAACAATGCATTAGCCAACTCCCAGCAAGCACTAGCAACAGCACAGGCTGCTGAAACAACTGCTAACGGTATTGCTGGTACAGCATCTAGTGCATTGAGTACTGCTAATGCAGCTAATGCTACAGCTGCTACAGCTAATACAAACGCTACTAACGCAGTTAATACAGCAAATAGCATCTCTGGTGTTGCTAATGCTGCATTGCCCAAGAGTGGCGGTACAATGACTGGTCTGATTACATTTGCTAATGGTCAAACCATTACTGGTTACCTACCTAGCTTTACGGTAACAACTACTTCAATTAGTAAGACGCTTGCTAACCATGAACGTTGTACAGTTCTACTAGGTCTCCAGACCATCACACTACCAGCATCACCACAACCGGGTTGGGAAGTAACTATTGCAACCGCTGGTACATTTACTGACACTATCATTGCACGCAACGGAGCAAATATCATGGGTCTTGCTGAAAATATGACTCTTAACTTACCTAATTATTCAGTGACATTGTTTTATGTTGATGCCACACGTGGCTGGAGGATTATCTGATGAGTACGCTTACTCAATTTAGTGGTGGTGGGATTAAGAGTATTCAACGTGGTACTATTGTTATTAATACTGGTGCTGCATCTGCTACCGCAACTGTAACATCAGTCAATACAGCAAAAAGTCTTCTTACGCATTTAGGTCAGAATGGTTATTATAGTATAAGTAGCACTAATGGTCTTGGTAATGTCAGGATATCACTTACAAATGCAACAACTATAACCGCAGCAGTAGCTGCTGCTGGTAATGCTACTGCATTTACTGTCTCCTACGAACTGGTCGAGTATGACTGATATGGCTTATTACTACGCACAAATTAATCAAGATTCCATTTGCTTTGCAATCTTGCAGACATATGCTCCAATTAATCAGCCGCATATGATTACCATTTCTGCCTACGATGAGTCAGTACTTGGCAAACGTTGGACAGGCTCTACATGGGAAGAAGTACTACCTCCCACTGAATAAACATAATCACATCTATTACCATGCCAGTATCTAAACCAGACTACTCGACAGGTCTATCTACTTCTACTACGTTGGATGTAGGTACGTATTCCTTGACTCAAGTAGCAGCGGGACTTAGCATCCCTAAACATGACTATATCTTTTTGTCTAACTATACAGCCGGTGGTAACCCACAGCTTATCGTATACCGCAATGGTGGTGCATCTGGTGTAATTGTAGCACAGTTGACTCTTACCTATGACGGTAGTGGAAACTTGACTTCTGTTCAAAGGACCTAATTATGGCACTACAATTTAACCCATTTACTGGTACGTTTGACGTTACCGTTAAAGGTGATACAGGAGATACGGGTACAGTATCTGCTGCTGGTGACGGTACAGCTGCGGCGCCTGGCATTTCCTTCACAAGTGATCCTAACTCAGGAATCTATCGAGTTAGTGAAGATGTTCTTGGTGTATCTACAGGTGGTGTGGGGCGCCTGTTCGTTGATGCAAGTGGTCGCGTAGGCATCGGCACCACGAGTCCAGATGTACGAACTCGTATTGTTGGAACTGCACTAACAAAATCCTGGAGTGCCGACGCTAACGATTTCCTTGCCATTGAAAGCAGTTCTTCGACTGCGGTTGACATTCGTTCCGGTTCTACCGCCGGAGGGAACATTTTC